GGTAAAAGAATGGTGGATGTAAAAATAAAGAAGAAACCAAAACGAAGACCTACGGCAAAAGAGATTGTCGAAAGTGCGAACAGAATTAACAAGGCTGAACGCCTGGAGGAAATAAGGGCTAGGAATAAAAAGAAAAAAGACAAGGCTGTTATGGAAGCTGAAAGGAAAAGACGAATTTATTATAAGAATAAAGCAAACAAGTTTGGTAAATAAATGACTACTAAGGATGCACTAAAAAAATTAGGTGGAACAAAAACAATGAGAAAAATGAAACTCGATAAGGAGATAAAATGTTTAAATTTGATTTAGATATTCCAACTTACGCAGAATGGAAAGTACAAGTAGAAAAATTTGTAAAGGAACACCCTGTGAAAGCCCAAGAATATCAAAAGAAAACACAACAATTTTGGCAAGACTGGTTTGAAGATGTATTAAAACCTAACTTGTTCAATATTTTTAAAAAATAGGAGGTAAAGAATGGTAGTAGAATCCCCAAATAAAGGAGGCAGATATATGAAGCCCGTTACAATTGGTTTGGCTGGGCAAGGTGCATATGGAAATTTACTGGCCAAGCATGTCAATGCCGGTAAACTAACGATAAAGGAGGCGAAAGCACTTTTACGTTATAGGAACAAGCCTGGGAAAAAATAGATAAAAGTAATGTCAAAAAAATGGATGCAAGAGGCGACGGCCTCTATTAAACGTAGAGGGACGAAAGGAGTTTGCACCGGAAAAAAGTTTGGGTCAAAGTCCTGTCCTCCTGGCTCGAAAAGATATACTCTAGCGAAAACATTTAAAAAAATTGCAAAGAAAAGGAAAAAGACATAATGGCAGGCCCTAAAGATAAAAGAAAATATAAAGATAAGTTAAAAGAAAAATACATAAAAAAGTATGCAAAACTTGAACCAAGATATGGTAAAGATAAATTCTTATTTGGCGATGCTTATATAGAATCCAAGTTAGGAAAAAGATTTGAATCCGAATTAAAAAGAGGTGGATTAGAGAGAATAAAAATGCATAACCTTTATGGAGTTGCTAAAAAAAGAAGTGGTGGCTCTGTCAAACTAGCAAAGAAAAGGAAAAAGACATAATGGCATATCGAAATCCAAAGCCGTATAAACCACCTAAAAAAAGTTTAGTACAAAAATTAGGTTCATGGTCTGAATTATGGAAAACTTATAATAATGCTCAAAAAAAATTTGCAGATAGTGTGGATAAAAAAATTAAAAAATTAAAAAAGAAAAATTAATGCCTGAAGAAGTTTTAAACATGGAAGAATTGGCGGTAGAACTTCCCGAACCAGGAATCTTGGAGACGGGGGTCGAGGTTAATCTTGAAGAGGAATATGTAAAGCCTCTTGATACAGACCATTTTTCCAATCTTGCAGAAACATTAGATAAAAAAGAATTAACGAAAATTGCATCCGATTTAATCGAAAAATACGACAGCGACAGATCAAGTAGAAAAGACTGGGAAGAACAGTATTCACGTGGTCTTCGCATGCTCGGAATTATTACTGAAGCCCGTGATGATCCATTTCCTGGAGCATCGGGTGTTCACAATCCTTTAATGGCAGAAGCTGCGACGCAGTTTCAAGCACGTGCCATTGCAGAGATGTTTCCTCCCGGCGGACCTGTAAAGACGCAGATCATTGGAAAAGTAACGGAAGAAAAAATGAAACAGGCACAACGAGTCCAAGAATTTATGAATTATCAATTGACTCAAGAGATGCCCGAGTATTTCAATGAACTTGACCAGTTGCTTTTTTATTTAGCTGTGTCAGGGTCCGCCTTCAAAAAAGTGTATTTTGACCCTACCCTTGATAGGGTGGCGTCATCCTTTATTCCTGCAGAGGATTTTGTTGTTTCATATGAGACAGTGGATTTGGAGACATCCCCTCGTTACACTCAGGTAATGAAAATAAATAAAAATGAACTAAAGAAATATTTTAAGACGGGATTTTACAAGGAAATAAAGCTGTCGTCAGGAACGCAGACGGACGATGTTGATATTGTGAATCAAACCATTAATCGACTGGACGGCATTTCAGATACATTAGGTGAGAATATCCATACGGTATTGGAAATACATACGGACTATAACATAGAGGATTCAGAAGATGAAAAGGCAATCGCACCTCCATATATCATTACGATTGACAGGCAGTCCCAACAAGTTTTGGCGATACGAAGAAATTGGAAAGAGGACGATGAGTTAAAAAGAAAACGCACATATTTCGTGCATTATAAATATCTTCCAGGTTTAGGCTTTTATGGCTTTGGTCTAATTCATATGATTGGTGGATTGCAGCATGCAAGTACAGGGGCATTAAGGGCTTTACTGGACTCTGCGGCATTCGCTAACTTAAATGGAGGCTTTAAAGCGAAAGGTGCACGAATTGAAGGTGGGGATATGACGATAGCTCCAGGTTCATGGTTGGAAGTCGAGGCATATGGTGATGATTTGCAAAAATCATTTATGCAATTACCCTTTAAGGAACCTTCTCCTACATTAATGCAACTTTTAGGCGTTTTAACAGAGTCAGGAAGGCGATTCGCCACTATTGCAGATGCGATGGTAGGCGATGCGGCGGCGACATCCCCTGTTGGAACCACTATTGCGCAGATAGAACAAGGAAGTAAGATATTTTCAGCCATTCATAAGCGTATTCATCATGCACAAGCACGGGAATTAAAGCTAATTGGAGAATTGGACGGAGAATATCTAGACGATGTCTATCCATATGAAGTAGTTGGGCAAGAATTATCAATAAGAAGAAGGGATTTTGATGATAGAATTGATATTATCCCTGTTTCTGACCCTAATATTTTTTCCCAAGCACAAAGAATAGCTTTAGCGCAGACGACTTTGCAAATTGCACAATCAGCTCCCCAAATAATTGATATAAAGGAAGCATATAAACGTTTAATAATGGCTTTAAACTTACCTGACCCAGATGAGTTGGTCATTGACGATGATGATATTGCCCGTCGTGATCCCGTCTCAGAAAATATGGCTTTATTGAATGGAAAACCAATAAAAGCTTTTCCTGACCAAGTACATGCGGCGCATATGCTTGTTCACGAACAATTTATTAGCGATCCTCGTTTTGGAGGACGACCAGAAGCAAAAGAAGCGTTACTAGGACCTATGCTGGCGCATATAGGACAGCATTTAGCTTTCCAATACCGTCAACAGATGCAAGCGCCATTACAGGGACAAGTTCAATTACCACTTCCTGATTTTGATGAGGATAATAAAATAGAGGAAGAAAGTATGCCACCAGAAATGGAAGCAAAAATATCAGAGTTTGAAGCTCAAGCTGCCCAACAACTGGCACAAAATCAACCGCCTAATCCTGAGCAAGAAAAACAATCACGTGAAGCTGCGAGAGAAGAAGGTGAACTTGCCATTAAGCAAGAGGAGATGAGTATTCGAAAAGATAGATTTGTACAAGGTGCACAATTAAATGACCGTATACAAAACAGGAAAGATAAAGAACTTCAACTAAAAGCAGTTGATCAAATTATGAAAACACGTAATGCAAGAAAATCGCAAAAATCAAAAAAATAGACCGACAGGGGAGGAGGTAAGACAAGCAAGAAAGTTTTTACAAAATAAGAAAGTTCCTTTAACTTTATTTAAACCAAATTTATTTGCAGCTGCAAGTAAAGAAATAAATGGAAATTATGATAAAACATTTAATTCTTTAATAGATGTTTATAGAGCAGGGAATCCATATTATAAACGGAGAAAAGAAAATGGCCAGAATACCAGTAGTCGAAGCGATACTGCAAGAAATAAAAAAATATAAAACTGAATTAGCTACTAAAACAATAGCACCAGGTTTTGATACGTATGAAGCATATCAGAAAGCAAAAGGAATAGCAGAAGGTTTAAATAAAGCTTCTAGTATTGCTTTAGAAATTGAAAAACGATATATAGAGGGAGATGACGATGGTAACGAGGAATGAAGAATGGTTTACAGATAACGATATTCCTGATCCAGATAAAAAAGATTTACCCATACCATGTGGATGGAGAATGCTAGTAAGACCCGCAGGAGTAATTAAAAAAACAAAAGGAGGTATAATTTTAACTGATAAAAATTTAGAAGAACAACAATATTTAAACTCTAAAGGGCGTGTTATTGCGATGGGAAATGAGTGCTATGGTAATCGTGAAGAAAATTGGTGCAAAATTAATGATACTATCGTATATAGCAGATACGCAGGGTCAAAAATTGACATTCAAGGTGTTAAGATGATTCTGTTAAACGATGATGAGGTATTGGCTGTATTACCAAATCCAGATGCAATAACTCAAAATCTTTAAACACGCATTAATTGCGACAATACATAGGGAGAATACTATGAATGAAGAAGTAAAAAAAATTACCCCTGATGACGACATCGAGGTAAAAATTTTAGAAAAAGAAAAACCTCAAGAAGAACCAAGTATAAATCTTGAATCTTTAAAAGAGGAAGAAAAAGAAGAAGTTGCTCCTAAAGAAGATTTAGCACAAACTGTTGAGTCACTTAAAAGTGAATTAGACAATATTAAAAAAGAGCCTTATAGCGACCGTGTAAAAAATCGAATTGCAAAAGAAGTTTCAAGACGAAAAGCAGAAGAGGATAAATCACGGGCTCTAGAGGAACGATTGGCTAAATTAGAAACGAGTGCATCTACTCAAACTAAAAATGACTTGAACTTGCAATATCAAAATGTTTCAAAAGATTTAAAAGAAGCTATTGAAGGTGGCGATACTGAAAAACAAGTAAAGCTAATGGATGAAATGGCTGATGTTCGAAGTCAAATTAAATCAGTTCAAGAAACTCCAGCAGTAAAAACAGAAACAAAAACTCCAGAAATTCCTCATTTAGCGAAAGAGTGGATAGAAAAAAATTCAAGTTGGTGGAATAAAGCAGGTCATAGGGCTGCAACCCAATTGGCTTTTGGAATTGACGCTGACTTAACCGAGGAAGGATATGATATGGCAGATTCAGAATATTATGCTGAAATGGATAAACGAATGAACAAATTTTATCCCGATTTAGTAAAAAGTGAAGAAAACACTTCCAATGGGGAGCAAAAAGAGTTAAAGTCAAAAGTAAAGGCGCAATCACCCGTAGCAGGTGTTTCGAGATCAAGTCAAAACTCTGCGAAAAGTGTGAAGCTGACAAAAGATGATTTACAGAATGCAATAACATTCGGTATTGATATTAATGACCCAGCGGCGCTTAAACGATACGCAAGGGAACTTGCGAGTTATGAAGCAACAGATAAAGGAGCTTAATAATATGAAAAAGAAAAGCACTTCTCTAAAGGCAGAGAGAGAAACACGTGATGAGAGTACACGAAAAACTGAGTGGAAACCACCCTCTATACTAGAAGCACCTCCAGCTCGGCCTGGCTACACGCAGAGATGGATTGCAACTAAAATACTTGGAATAGATAATCCAAGTAACTGGGCAAAACGCCGCAGAGAAGGTTGGGAGCCAAGAAAAGTTGAAACTCTCCCAAAAGATTTTCATGCTCCTACCATTGATCACGGAAGTTATGCAGGTTACATTGGAATCGAAGGTATGGTACTGTGCGAAATGCCAGAAGAAATGGTTAACCAACGTAATGCGTATTATCAGAAGAAAACTAATTCTCAGATGGAAGCTGTTAAGAACGACCTACATAGAGTAGAACAAGTTGGAAATCCAATTCATAGAGACCATACGACCAGGGTTACTAGAGGTGGAATCGAAGAATAAAACCGTAGCATAGCTAGGAAAAGGATTTTATCATGGCTAACGTAGACACCCCTAATGGTTTTATACCATTAAGACATCTTACGGGTGGAGTTATCCGAGCTAACCAATACTTTATTGCTAATAGTGAAGCGGATTCGTTTTATTATGGTGATTTGGTAACTTTGGGATCTGATGGCGAATTAGATGCATATGCAAATAACTTAAACGCAATAGGCGTTTTTTATGGCGTTGAATACATCGAAGACGTCACAGGTGATGTGAAATTCGAAAAGGTTTGGACGGGCGGAACAAACATTAAGTCTGGAACTACAATTAAGGCTTATGTTTATGACGATCCGAATATTACTTTTCAAATCCAAGCAGGCAATGGGGCCATCGCACAAGCAAATGTTGGAGAACTTTGCAACGTGCTTTTAACTGCCGGTGCTAGTCCATATTTTCATTCCAAACAGGAAGCGGATATGGATACTCTAGGTACAACAGCACTACCTCTGAGAATTTTAAGAATATCAGAGATACCCGGCAATACAGCAGCCGAGAATGCGGAAATAGAAGTTGTTATTAACAACCATATTTTAGCACCTCGTTCTACTGGTATATAGGAGGATAGTATGGCATTAAATAGATCATTATTTACTAAGCAGCTAAACCTCGGTCTTAATACTATTTTTGGTATGGAATACGATACGTATCCAGAACAATGGAGACAAGTATATACAACTGAGACATCAAAAAAGGCATTTGAAGAAGACGTTCAAATGTACGGATTTGGTGCTGCCCCGGTCAAAGCTGAAGGTGCTCCTATCTCTTATGATAGTGGTGCTGAAGGTATAATAGCAAGATACGTCCATGAAACTATTGCACTCGCTTTTGCAATTACTGAAGAAGCAGAGGAAGATGGTCTTTATGGATCTCTTGGAGCAAAGTATGCGAAAGCACTTGCTCGTTCAATGCAACATACCAAAGAAATCAAAGGTATGAACATTTTAAATAATGGATTTTCAACTTCATCCAGTCCAGTGACTGGTGGAGATGGTCTGACATTATTTAGTAAAGTGCATCCACTTGGCGGTGGAGGTACTAATTCAAACCAATTAGCGACTAATGCTGATTTAAGTGAAACATCTCTTGAAGCGATGTTAATCTTAATTACTGAAATGGTAGACGATAGACAAATTCCTATCGCTGCTCAGGGCGTGAAGCTAGTTGTACCACCTGAATTAATGTTCGTAGCAGAGAGAATTGTTGCAAGCAACCTACGACCAGGAACTGCTGACAATGACATCAATGCAACTAAATCTCTGGGGATGATTCCTCAAGGAGTTGCAGTCAACCAAAGGTTAACTGATCCAGACGCATTTTTCATTATGACTGATGTGCCTGACGGATTAAAACACTTTGTAAGACGCCCGATCAAAAAATCTGTTGAAGGAGATTTTGAAACAGGTAATTTACGCTACAAGGTATCTGAAAGATACTCCTTCGGTTTTACCGATTGGAGAGGTTCTTTTGGAACTCCAGGAGCGTAATTAATTAATTTTATAAGAGGGGGCGAAATGATTTCGCCCTCTTTTTTTAACACCCAAAGACTTAAAACGACTACTAATAAGGAGGTAGACAATGGGAACAACGACTTTTTCTGGACCAATTAAAGCTGGTCCAATC